GGGGCCGCGGCCCGCCCGCCACGGTGTTCAGACTAGGCGATCGGCTCGTCCCGGCCGTCCAGGAGGAAGGCGGACACCTCGGGGGCGGTCCCTTCGCCGGTGGCCGTGATCTTCAGGCGGTTGAACCGCTTGAGGCCCTTCGGCAGCGGCTCGTTCGCGATCGGATAGGCGCCCTTCGCCATCTCGCCGGCGGTGATCGTGCGCGTGAGCAGCTCGACCTTGGACGCGTCGGCGTTGGCCTGTCCGTCCGCGGGGTCGTTGTCGGAGGTCTCCCACACGACGGTGAGGCCCGCGCCTTCCGCCGCCGTGGAGCACCACAGGCACCAGAACATCTTGTACAGGACGTCGTCGCCGTGGTGGCCGCCCGTGCCGTCGGCCGGGGCGTTCCCCGCGGTCGGCTCGAACGAGGCGTTCCCGTCCGTGCCGAAGTCGAGGGCCTTCGTGTAGAGGCCGTCCGCCGTGGGCGTGGCCTTCCAGCAGAAGAGATCCATCTGAGAGAGTTTCATTTCGTTCCCCTTTCCTTACTGCTTCGCGTTGACGGCGACCTCGTCGCAGTTCAGCGCGTCGTTGTAGCTGACCGGGATGCCGAGGATCGAGCCGTCGAGCTTCTGCATCAGGTCCGGATACTTGATCGCGTTCTCCTGGGTCTTGCGGCCGAACTGGACCGCGAGGACCTCGAACATCATGCGGCACATGTAGAGGCGCTGGTTGACGCCCTCGCCCTTCACGCGGCACACCAGGCGGCGGAGCATCTCCGTGTAGTCCGGGACGCCGTTGGCGTTGAACGCCGTCGCGAGGTCGATGTTCGCGATTCGGCCCATGTACCGGTAGTCGCGGATCGCGAGGCCCGCCTCCCAGTTCATCTCCTGGATGCCCATCAGGAGCCGGCCCGTGCTGCCGTCGGGGTTCTCCACGTCGACGTAGTCGTCCTTGAGCTCGCCGATGTCGAGGCCCATCGAGGTCCCCTCGGGGTAGAGTCCGTGGACGGACTTGTTGCCCCAGCCGACGAGCGAGATCGAGCGGAGGCTGCCGCCCTGCGCGCCGCCGCCGTTCAGGCAGTAGAACGCCGCGATCTTGTCGTCCGCGCACCCGTTCGGCGCGTACTCGGAGAGCGTGCGGAAGATGCCGTTGATCCCGCGCGGGTCGTCCTTGGTGTCGCCGTACCACAGCAGGCGGGCGATGCCCTGGCCGGCCACGTCCGCGTGGGCGCGGCGCTCGTCGGCGAGGTACGCCTCCTTGTCCTTCGTCTGCCTGTACTGGCGCATGTCGACCTCGATCGCGGTGGAGACCGTGCAGCAGGCGTTCGTGACCTGCTTCTTCGTGCTCTTGGATCCGACGACGCCCTCGTAGAACATGCGGAGGGTCGCCTTCGGCATGCCCGTGCGGATGGTCGTGACGTCTTCGCGGCCCTTGGAGCATTCGCGCCACGGAATGTCCTGGAGAACGGGGTTCTCCTGCGCCATGATCTCGACGACGTCCGTGTCCATCGAACCGTCGGGCTTCCGGCCCGAGTTGACGTCACGGAGCGTGATGTATCGGCTGTTGAGTGCCATACTTTTCCCTTTACTGTCTCAGACGCTCCGGGACCGTTCGCATGAACAGCCGGTGGTCTGCGCTCTGGCTGCTGCCGGCAGCCGCGGTTGTGGGAGGCGTGTCGCTCCTCAGCGTGCTTCCCAAATTCCTCAGAATCGTCAGGAGCTCGATGTCGGACCCGAGCACCGTGTCGCGCATCGCGCTCGCGAGCATGCCGTCCGGCCTGATGTACTTCGCGCTCGCGGCCATGATGTCCGCCATCGCGGAGTCGTCGAACGCGGCCTCGGCCTTCGCGGCGAGCTCCTGCTGGTCCCTGAGCAGGATCGCGTCCCGCTCGGCGGCCCTCCCGCGCTCGATCTCGTCGAACCGCGCGGAGAGGCGCCGCATCACGTCCGGCGTGACGCCGCACTCGCGCGCGACCTGCGCCATGCCGAGCATCAGGCTCCGGTCGGGCTCCGTCCCGTCCTCGCCCGTCGGCTGCACGGCCTTCGCCCAGTCCTCGTCGGACATCTTCGAGAGGTCGACCGCGCCCGGCTCCGTCTTCGCCGGCTCTCCGGGCTTCCCGTCGCCGCTCCTGCCGTCGGCGCCCTTCGCCCGCTCCGCGAACCTGGCGAACGCGCTGCGCGGGCCAGGCTCCGTCTTCGCCGGCTCGCCAGGCGTCCCGGTCTGCTCTCCGCCGCCTTCCTTGGGAGGTTCCGACGGAGGGGGCGTGGGTTCCCCGCCCGCGCCGCCGTCGCCGCCGTCCTTCGGAGGTTCGGCCTGTGTGGCGGCAGGTTCGCCGCCGCCCGCGCCTCCGCCCGCGCCGCCTTCGCCGCCAACTGCGTCGAGAAGGCGCCACCCGAGCGCGCGTCTAATCGTGAATAAGCTCATTTGCCTGTCTCCCTGTAGTTCCTTCCTGCGTATTCGCCCAGCCATGACGCGCCCATGGACGTGCCATTGACGAAACCGTTCACGAGGTTGCGGATGGCGTCGTTCGCGCCCTGGTCGTAGGGGCAGCGCTCGGACGGCGTCGCCAGGTAGCCGTACCTGTCCGCGAGCGACGCGAGCCAGACGCGGAACGGCCTGCACTTCATCACGTCCTCGCGGAGCGCGCGCTCGGCCTCCTCGCGATCGCGCAGGGCCTTCTCGAGCGCCTCCTGCCGCCGCGACCTGTATCCCTCTGCCTTCCTCTCCATGCCGTCCTCCACGTCAGTACAACCCCGCCATGACCTCGCCCAGGGGAGATCCGGCCGCGCGGGCCTCCGCCATCTTCTTCTCGGCCTCCGAGCGGTCCCTGGCGACCTCGGCGTCGTGCCGCTCCTGCTGCATGCGCTGAGCCTCCGCCATCTGCTCTTTCCGTCCGTCGCGGTCCTGCTCGCGCAGGGCGAGCGGCTTGAGCTCGGCCTCGGGCGCGCCGAGCGCGCGGTGGTGCGCGCGGACGGCCTCGTCGAGCCTGAAGTTGTCCATCACCGTGTTCGGCTCCCCCATCTGGAGCTGGAACTGCGCGACCTGCGCGGCGAACGCCATGCTCTCCGTGCGGCTGTTGATGTCGGCCGCGCCCTGCGCCCGGTGGACGCTCGACTCGTAGTGGACGTCCATCGTCTGGAGACTCCACCCGGACGGCATCTCGGCGATCCCGCTCGAGATCGCGATCCGCACGAACGCCATCACGAACGGGTCGAGCAGCTGGTCGTCGAGCGTCGTCGCCGATCCGCTCAGCTGCTCCATGCTCTGGCGCTTGCGGTACTCGATCTCCGTCGCCGTGCGCACCTTCGAGTTCGCGTCGTCCGAGTTGATGCTCGCGAACTCGTTGTTGAAGAAGACGTCCTTGATCTCCTGCTCGAGGCGTGCCATCGTCTCGCGCGTCCCGGTCGCGTCCGCCGGCTCCTGGAGGGCGCGGTAGATCGCGTTCGCGCGCTGCTCGCCGGGGGCCACGAAGTTGATTCCGCCTCGTCCGAGATGGACGCCTGGCGCCTTTAGCTCCTCGGATGCGCACACCGCCGGCTGCGCGTTCTGGCCGCTGATGTCGAGGTCGTCCTCGCACGCGGTCTGGAGGCCCCGGATCATCCCGAGGGCGTCGGACCCGCGTCCGCGCCCGTACACGTCGCCGATCTCGAACTCGAGCCGAGGCGCGACGATCGGGTTCCAGGCGTAGCCGCGCACGGCCAGGATGCCGTCGTTGTCGCCCTGCGCGGAGTTGAGCCAGTAGACCGAGCGGTAGGCGAATTCGTCGTAGGACAGGCGGAAGTCCCGCGCGTCCTTGCGCATCCCGCGCTCGTGCGGCTCGATGAGGTTCCAGACCTCGAACATCTGGTCGGACCCCCTCTCGAGGCACCTGAGCACCGGATCCGGCAGCACGTCCCTGCCGAACTGCCTCGCGAGCTGCTCCGCGGTGAACGCGTAGTGCCGCACCAGGCGGTCGACGTTCCCGTACTCGTCCACGCCCATCGCGTAGGTGCCTACCCGGAGGCACTGCGCGACCGCGTACCGTCCGCGCCGCGCGCGCTCCTCCGCCGTCTCCGCCCGCACGACGATCGCCGCGAAGCCGTAGGCGAGGAGATGCCGGAACGCCGTGTTGAGGCAGCGGTAGCCGCCCGAGCGGTACATCGCGAAGCGGCTCGCCTCCGTCAGCTCGTCGGCGTACGACGCCGTCGACTCGTCGGTCGCGCCGGACGCGAACCGCCTCGGGCGCGCCATGATCCTGTACCACCGGCGCGCCGGGCTCGTCAGGTTCACGTAGAAGCCGGAGATCCCGATGCGGAACGCCCGCTTCGCCGCGTAGGTGAGGCAGTAGGCGTCGTCGTCCTTGTCCTCGTTCGGGCTCCTCATGTCCTCGACCGTGCGCACGAGGCCGTCCACGCCGAGCGGGTAGATGGCGCGCGAGATCTCCGTGAGCCGGCCGCGGATGCGCTCGAACTCCCTCCAGAGCTGTGTCTTCTGCCTGACGCAGCTCCTGCGGATCTCCGCCGTGTTCCCGAAAAGTCCCATCGCCACCCTCCTCACTGGCCGAGCGTCGCGTTGCCGGCGTTCTGCGCCGTACGGCTCGCGAGCATGGTGGACTGGATCCCGCGGAGGTGCTCGTTGGTGTTCACCATCGAGTTGTCGCGCTGCTGCGCGGCCCCAGGCGCCGCGGCCGCCGCCTCGGCCTGGGCCTTCGACTCGCGCCTCTGCGCGGTCTTCTGCGCCTTGCGGTTCTGGTGCTGCTGCGAGGCGCCGACGCCAGCCGCCGTGGCGGACGACGCCGCGGCGATCGCCGCGCCCGTGAGAAGTGCCGAAGTTGTCGTGAATGCCATATGCTCTCCTTGCGCGTCCCGGCACCCCGCCGGAACGGCGTGAGTATACACCATCGTTTTCGGATGTCGAGAAACCTTGTCAACCTTGACCGGTCAAGGTTGACAAGGTCCCCTCTGGCCGAAAATGCGTCCCGCCCTTTAGATGCTGGGCGAAACGCACAAAATGACGGTTTTCCGATTTTCTTCTTGACGGGGTCAGCGAAAACGCCCGGATCTGGCCTCGGAGGCCCAGTTCGAGGTGTTCCCGCGCCCCTCCTCGCCCCCCCCGTCCGGCGGCTTGAACGAGGCGAGAACCTCGTCGTCCCACAGGTCGGCGAGGCAGTCCAGGAGGTCGTCGTGCTGGATCGAGTCCTGCACGCCCGTGTAGCGCTTGTACTCGTCCTCGACGAACTCGAGGATCGGGTCGTAGGGGCGCACCACGGCCGGCATCCCGTTCGCGCCCCCCTCGGTCCGCTGCCGCACGATGCTCCCCAGGAACGGGAGCCAGATCTGCCCCTGCGAGAACGGCACGACGAGCTTCTTCATGCGGAAGTCCTTGTTCGTCGCGTGGCGGAGCTCCATCACGCGGAAGTGGTACATCCTGTTGTTCATCTCCATGCGCAGGCTCTCCACGTCGCTCATCGGCCCGACCTGCTCCCACCAGGTCCGCTCGACCCTTCCGGGGCCGCCCCACTTCTCCACGAGCGCGAACAGCCTGTCGATCTTCTCGGCGAGGTTGAGGCGCTCGTGGACGCAGTCCAGCACGTAGTACCCGCCGTCGCGCCCGCGTCCGACGACCCACATGCACGTGTAGTCGCTCGAGGCCGACTTCGCCTTCGCCCCGTCCACGAAGATGTTGATCCGGAGCCTCGACGCGTCCAGCTTCCCGGCGTAGAAGCGCAGCCACTCCTCGCGGAAGACGCACTCGCCCACGCCCTTCGGGTCGCAGTCCATCAGCGCGGCCGCGCGGTACGGGCCGAGGCTCTTGCGCTGGAAGTCGTACCACTCGCGGTTGTAGTGCTCCGGGAACAGGATGTCGTAGCCCCCCTCGCCGGGCTTGTGGGCCGGGTAGACGAGCGAACGGTAGCGCGGATAGGAGGGATCCTTCTCCATCTCGCGGTAGATCCGCCCGATGAGGTCGTCCTCGTGCCAGCGCGTCGCGCAGACGATGATGATGTGCGCCGGCGCGTTCGTGCGCGTCGAGAAGTCCGTCTTGAACGACTCCCAGACCTTGTCGCGCTGCCCCTGCGAGTCCGCCTCCTCGGCGTTCTTGCAGTAGTCGTCGACGATGATGAGGTTCGCGCCCTTGCCCGTGATCGAGCCGCCGAGGCCCTGCGCGTAGAGGGTCGAGACGCTGTCCTTCAGCCGCCACTCGTCCGTCGCGTTCTTGTCCGGGTCGATCTTCAGCCCGGGGAACACGGCCTGGTAGGGGTCGCTCCCGACGATCGCCTGCACGTTCGACGAGAACCCCTTCACCAGGCTCGCCGCGTAGCTCGTCAGGATCACGTTCGGCTGGAGGTCGGCGCAGGTCCCCATGAAGAACGCCGGAAG